TTAGCTGCTGTTTCTTGGTATGCTGCTGATAGGAAACCATAAATACCCATTGAAGTAATTAATACCAATACTACTGCTGCTACTGTTAGATAATATTTTAATAGTTTTGGGATAGTTTTTCTATACTGGTAAAGTAAGGAAGCAATAACTAATTTAGCTACCTCTAAAGAAGTAGTCATAATTATTACTGCGAAAGCTGCTCCTGCAAAGAGTTTACTAAGACCGCTAATTGAATAAAAAGCGGCTGAAGCAGAGACTGATAGGGCAGAGAATGCAATTATAAAGGGAAATATCCTTTCTTGAATTCTTTTCCACATAGGCGTTTATTTTCTAAAACCCTTATGATTGTCTATGCGGTCTAATATTTTATTTAGTTCTTCTGCTTTTATAAAACCAGCCATAGATGCATTTTTAAGGGCACTAATTAATTGTAGTAACATGAACGGTATGATAACTGCTTCGCTAAGCCAAGCTGTTCCAGCAAATCCCTTTTCTACCATTAAAATTACGGTTAAGAACATAGTCCAACCTATAGCACGTTGTAATACACGAACTGCTTTTCTGGTTTGGAAACCTTCTCTTTTAATACCAGCTACGATACCAAAAAACCCATCTATAAAAACAACGGCTATAAGGGCTAAATATTGTTCAGCGTTACCCATTGTAAGCTGAAAGAAGTATGAACAAAGAAATGATGCAGTCACTAAGGGAACGGATAAAAAAGTTAAGGTTGTTGTTTTCATATTATTAAGCTTCATAAGACTTTACATAATAAACTTTCCCAGCAGAATTTCTTTTAGCTGTTAGGATTTGACCTCGTTGTTCTCCGTCACTATTATATGAGACATGAACCCAATCTGGTCTTTTATCAGTTCCAAATTCCCAAATTAATTGGTCAAATGGTAAATTTTCTCTAATGTAATGGAATATTTCTTCATTTTCAGGACCCTTTCTGTGATCCATATCAATATCAAGTGCCTCCCCTTTACTATGTTGAGATGTTTTAGAACCACCAATAGCTTCATTTAAAGCTTGACTTCTATACCCTGAAGATATAAAGATAGGGGTAGCAAAGTGTTCTCTTATTGGTTGAAAAATATTTTCAGCTAATATTTTAGCTGCTTCAAGATGTTCTCCTTTAGGGGTATTATCAATACCTCTACGTTTAGCAGTTTGAGAGTTAGTAAACTCGCCTAAAGATAAATTTTTACTTAACATCATGGTTATAAATATTTAATATTGTGCTTCTCGTTTAACTACTTCTATTGCTCTTTCCATTTTTGGTAAATCAACAGGACATAATAAATCTAATCCTGCTTTTGCTTTAAATTTAATATAAGGTTCTCCTTCAGAAAAGATTAAAATTGTAGGAGCCATCCGTATTTTATATTTAGCTTTGAGTTCTGGTGATTTTGCTAAATCACATCTATAGTAGGTTACTCCTTTAAGTTGGTTCCATTCTTTAAAAGCATTATTTTTATTAAAATCCGCCCAAAATTCTACTATAACTATTTTCCCATTATCATCATCAAATGGGTTACCTTTAATCTTTTCATCAAAGTTTTTATCATTAATAAATTCTTGAGAAAATAAAGAAAAAGGTAATGATAAGAAACCTATAATTAAAAGTAAATTTTTCATTATCTTCTTTGTTGAAGTTCGTATAATCTTTGATCTATTTTATCTAATTGTTCCTTTATTTCTTCCACGGCTTCTTCAGTATCCATAATAGTTTCACGGATCAATTCATCTTTTAAATCATATTCTATTCGTTGAATTTCTGGTTTTGGAAGTTCTTTTGCTTCTTTAATATCAGCTTGTAAAGCAAACCACATACCTACTACAGAAGTAAGAGTTACAGCCATAGCAATAAGTGTTTTAACACTTAAACCAAGAATTGTATCTTCTCCGATTTCATCTAGTCTATCTATAGGTGATTTTTTTCTTGCCATTTTATTTAAAAGTATAATTTATTCCGAATGTTGATTGAAATAATCTACTATCCCACATTTTCATATATTCACCTTCAGCAAATATTCCAATATTTCTACCTACTTTCCAACCAAATGAAGCTCCAGCTGAGAAGTCATTCCATTGTTCAGGTTGAGAATCAGGTTCTAAACCTCCAGCTCCCCAATTGTTTCTATTTAGATAAGAAAATTCTTCAGACCCCGCAATATATTTGTGGTATGGAAGAATCCAATTTCCAAATGCATGTAGCCAAAATTTGCCTTTATAATGATAAAAATCAAACCCTATAATAGGGGCTATTTCAACAAATGGATCTAAAGCATCCCATCTTACTCTATTATAATCAGTAATAAGACCAGGAAATATTTCTTCTCTAAATTCTAAATCTGTATTTGCTACTATGGTTCCATCTTCTGTGCACCAAAACCAGTCTTGGGTTGTTATTGAATCTCCGGTATTAGGATCAGTGTGGGTTTGGGTCCATAAAACATCTTTATACCCATAATCTCTACCTAACTGGTACCACTGGTTAACATAATAGGGGTTACCTTGACTATCAGTTGACATTTCATTTAACCAAATTTCAAATGGGTTATACCCATATGCTCTATCATGTCCTCTTACAATAGCCCCTGCAGAGAGTGAAAATTTTTCTCCTATAGGTAATCTTGCTCTAGTTTCTGCAGATTTATAATCTAAATTAATTTTACCTACTTCCCTAGTTTCTGCTTTTAATATATGATATTTACCTGTATGTTTAAAGAATACTCTATGATTGTTAAAATTTCTACCATTCCATCTTTCTCTTTCAAAATGAAGTTGATATTCTAATCCTTGTACTGCTGATGTTGGTGCTGAATATGCTAATTGGCTTTCATTGCCATCATAGAAGTTTTTAGGTTTTCTTTCGTAATCAAATCTAGCTAACTTTCTAATCCCTATATTATAAGTGTAATCAAATGGAAACACATCTGTAGCATCTTCTACTCGGGGGATTGAGTAAATACTACCATTATCATTGGTTCTTAAAATATATGTTGGATATTGAGCTTCTACAGAGTTTGAAATATCTCCTGTAGCATATACAGTACCATATTTTAAAAAATCTTTATAAATTTCCTTAAGGAATGGGTATTGCTTTTGAGGGCGTTCTATCCAGACAGTGTCTTGAGCTTGTATACTACCTATAAGAATAAAAGATAGTAATAAAATTAGAATCTTTTTCATTATTTTTTAGCAAATTTTTCTAAGCCAGCTATACCAAAGCTACCTAAAGTAACAAATACAAATGAATTAAAAATTGAATCACTTATAATTAATTCTTTACCCATAATACCAGTAACAATATCAGTAGTAGCGAAGATTACCATTACAGCAAATGACATAAAACCTATAATAGTTTTTTCATTGTAGCTGTTTTCGTCTTTAAAAATGTCTTTAAAGGCCATAATTTTATTTTTTATATTATTGAACATATAAAAACGATTGGGAATAACGGATTGTATGGTTATACATATAAAAAAAGAGCGCTAATGCGCCCTTAATTTACAATAGAATTTATACTATTTTTACTTTTTTACTAATTTTAATACCCATGATTTAACAATATCCCAGTTACGAGTTGCAAATACACCAAAGGCAAATCCAGCATAAATTTTATAGCCAAATGTCCACAGAATAAGGCCAGCAATTAAGCCTAATACACCTTCAACACCATTAGCTACAATCCAATCTTTAACAATTGTAAAGATTTTTTTAATAAAGTCTAATACTTTTTTCATAATTAATTATTTTAATATTATATTAATAAATATTACTAACCATCACAAGCTAAACAATCCTCAGTAGTACGAGAACCTAAATCACCTTTAATTACAGAATCTGTACGTAAATAATATAATGTTTTAACACCTAACTTCCATGCTTCCATGTGAACCTGATTAATCCATTTTGGTGAATCTGTAGGATCAAATGCTAAATTTAGTGATTGTGTTTGGTCAATATATTTTTGACGTGTTGCTGCTTGTTGAACTAACGCTAATTGGTTGATTTCTGGGAATGTCATAAATACTTCCTTTTCATCTTCTGTTAAGATATCATTAGATATACCCATTACTGAACCATTATCACCCATAATTTGATCCCAAACACGGGTTTTATTTTGGCCTTTTTCAACTAATAATTTTTCTAATTCGGGATTTTTTACAATAAATGTCCCTTTGGCACCATTAAACACATAAATGTTAGCTGGTTGTGGTTCAATACCTGCTGAACAATTATTAATACGAGAATTAGATACTGTAGGAGCAATTGCGAGTAAGTGAGTATTTCTCATACCAGTACCTCTGCACCAAACTGGTTCACCATATTCAATTGCCATTTGGCGTGAAGCTGTTTCAGCTTTTCTTTGAATGTCACTAAAAATAGTGTGTGTCCAAGCTGTAGCACCAATTGAATTAAATGGTAAATTCTTTTGTTGTAGGAATGTGTGCCACCCCATTACACCTAAACCTAATGCTCTACCTTTTTTAGCTGAACGATGGGTGCGAATCATAGAATCTTTACCATTAGTTTTTTGGATAAATTCTTCCATTACACCATCTAAAAAATAAGTAGCAATTTCAACAACATCTGTGTTTTTCCATTCATCATACTTAGCTAAATTTAAAGAAGATAAACAACAAATAAAACTATGTTCCTCATCTGTATGTAAAGTAATTTCAGTACAAATGTTAGTCATAGAAACATCTAGATTATTCATACGATAAGCTAAAGGATTGTCTTTGTTAACATTGTCCTTAAACATTATGTAGGGTTCTCCGGTTTCTACACGGGATTTAAGTATTTCAAGCCATAATGACATGGCCTCGCTGTCTCGATCCTGTAAGCGCTTCATAAACGCATCATCTACCATTACAGCTTGATGTAAATTGAGACATTGTCTATTAGGATCACCTTTAGGACGACGAATTTGTAAAAATTCTTTAATGTCTGGGTGGTTAATATCTAAATTTACTGAGGAGGCTCCACGTCTTACACTACCTTGATTAGTAGCAATAATTGTAGAATCATAAATTTTAGCCCAAGGAACTATTCCTTCTGATTGTCCATTTCCTGTTATACTTTCCCCTCTTCCTCTAATTCTGCTAAGGGAAATTCCCACGCCTCCCCCATAACTAGTAAGGCGCATAAGCTCCGCGTTAGTGAGACCAATACCACGTATCGAATCCGGAGTATCAACACCGAAACAACTAATAGGCAAACCCCGATCAGTACCGGTATTGCTGAGAACAGGGCTAGCGAGACCAATCCATCCATTCCAAATATATTTAAAAAATTTATTTGCTAAATCTGGTCTGTTTAATCTATCAGCTACAGCATTAGCGACGCGTTTATACGCTTTACGGGGAGTTTCCCCAGGCATTAAATACCCTTTTGAAATTGTAGATAAAGCTACATCATCAAAAAATTCAGGATAATCTTTTCCTCTTTCCCATAGGGAGTAATCTGATATAATATTGTTATCCATAATTAAAATATACTTTCATCCCACTCCATGTGGCCTTTTGAATAATTAGTTACTCGGTTTGCGAAAAAATCTGTATGTTGTTTTCCACCTGAAAGAGCACCGAACCAACTCATTCTTTCTACTGAGGTCATATCTACTCCATCAATAATTGGTTTATAACCTAAATCACCTAATTTTATATTAACTCTATTTTTGATAAAGTTTTCTAAGTCATACTGTGAACAACCTTCTAAATCACCTAACTCGTAACATTTTCTAATAAAATCTAATTCAAGTTTTAAAGATAGTAATGCTGCTTCATTTATTGCTGCTTCAAGTTCTGGTGTTTTGATTTGAGGATTTTCATCGATAAGTGTTCTAAATAACCAACATCCAGCTTCTGAATGAAGAGATTCATCTCTAATAGACCATTCAACAATTTGACCTACTCCTTTAAGCTTGTTTCGCATCTTAAAAGATAGGAGGATGGCAAAGGAAGAGAATAAATTAACTCCCTCAGTAAATGCTGAGAATATAGCGAGTGATTTAGCAATTTCATGTAAATCTTTTTCACCATTAAAACTATCTCTAACAGCAGTAAGATTTTCAATTTTAGCCATCGTAGCCTCATCTTCCATAAACTCATCGAAATTTTCAAGTCCAAGTGTTTCATTTAATAAAGAATATGCTTCAGCGTGGATTGTTTCAAATGCACCAAATGTTGTAGCCATCATTATAACTTCTGGTTTTCTAAACCATTTAGTTACCAATCCTGACCAATAATCATTTACAACTGTTTCTGTTTGAGCAAAACCTTTAAGAATAGATCCTATAATGTTTTTTTCTGTTTCATTTAAATTAGAGCTCCAATCTGTAATATCGCTCATCATAGGAACTTCTGTGTGAAGCCAGTGAGCTTGTTGTTGTTTTAACCAGAAATCAGCTGCTTCTTGATATTCAAATGGTTTGTAAACGATGCGTTCCTGCAAAAGGTCTTTTTTTGCCATTGTAGTTTTTTAATTAAAAAGTTATGAATGTAGTAAATTACGCAACTGATCTTTTTCAGATAAACTGAAATTATCTCTAATAGTAGGATTTTGATTATTGGGTTCTGGAGTTCCAGCTAGTTCTTCAAACTCAGCATCACTAATTATTTTATATTCACCAATAGCAATATTAATAGCAGCGTTATAAGTGAGTCCGTCCATTCCGTATCTGTTCTTCATTATGTGGAGTTTCCCAACCCCAGTTTGTTTATCTTTAGCACGACGACTAATGGATGCAGCAAAATCTGTTATCATCATCTTGTCATAAGAGCCCGCCGCTTTATGTCCTTCAATCACTTCGTCTAAAGCTCCTTGTCTGTTGACTTGAGAAGCCGACCAAATTGGGATATTAAGCTCGCGGGCTAATCCTTTAGTACTGATATAAATATCATCAATTTCTTCCTTACGCTCCTTACTTACTTTTTTTGAACGAAGTAGGTCAACATAATCAATAACTACTAAATCTATTTTAGTACCTAAATCCTCACATTTCTGAATATGTGACTCAATTGTCGACATAGATGCTTTATTTGGGGGAAATTCTTTGATAATAAGTTTACCAGGTAACTTAGACATTACATCTACAACTTTATCTTTATGCATTGTAATTTCATTAGAAGGAATACCTGTAAAATGAGCATCGAATCTTCTACCTACATATTCTTCACCTAACTCTAATGTATAATATACTACATTAAATCCTTTTTTAATAGCACCCCCTGCTATAGCAACTAATGACCAAGACTTACCAGCACCAGGACCACCAAATATTAAACCAAAATCACCATTACCTAAACCACCTTGTAAAATATCATTAAATTGAGGCCAAGGAGTAGGGATTGTAAGTCTTTGTTCTACTCGAAAACGTGACTCAATATCTTTCATATATTCATGTCCAATATTTTTATCCATTCCTGCCTTTAAAGCATTATCAATTAAACCACGAATTGAATCATAATCTTCTGCTTTAAGCAAATCTACACTACCTAATAATGCTTTTTTAAGTTGTTGGTTTTTACAAAATGCTGAAAACTCTGTTTGAATATATTCTGAATCAGTGGTTACAATTTTATAAGCATCTCTAAGTTGTTCCCTAATAGATAATTTTAAAACATCATTAGTAACCTTTTCATATTCTGATTTTAATACCTCTGGTGTAGGGGTAGTATGATAATCATTATAATACTTTAAAATATTATCAATAATCCACTTATGAGCTTGATTATCAAAATAAGATGAATCCAGTATATCATGAATATTAGTTAAAAATTCTTTACGATCAAGTAAGGAATGAATAACCTTAATTTGGAAGGCTGGACCATATTTATTTAAATCACTTAGAGTCATCTACAAAACTATTTAATGTTTGAAATTGGTTGTTAACCCAAAATTCAGGATTTTTAATTAAATGGCGTAACCCATCTTCTTGGTAGAATCTAAGAAAAGCTTTTGCATTTAGCACGGGTGGATCAACATCTATTTGTTCTTCTAGATAAGTTTTTTCTAAATCATCTACCATTGGATTATGTAAATCCATAATTTGATAATTTTTACGGAGATTTTTTTCATCAAATACTATACGAGAATAAATCAAATGTTCCTTATGTTTTTCTGCTGCAGTTTCTAAAATATCATCTAAGGTTAACTTACGTTCATTTAATTCCGGGAATAATTTACGTAGTTTTTTCTCTCCTAAACCTTTTATACCAGGAATTTTGTCTGAAGCATCACCCATAAGTACTTTATATAGAATAAAGTTCTCAGGTAAAACACTAAATTTTTCTACTACAGTTTCAGGTGTATAGAAATCCTTTTCAATGGGGCGATATACACAAATTTTATTACTTGTTAATTGGATAAAATCTTTATCACTTGATACAATAAACGCACGAGAGTTGTCATGAGTATTGGTGATAGTCGTCGCTAAATGTGCGATTATATCGTCGGCCTCTACCTTATCGAGCGCTATGGTTTTTACAGGGAGACACTTCAAATAATCGATTAACCTTACTATTTGGTCTAATTTAGCATCATGTTCATCTCCTACATCTTCAAATATCTCCCAGTTAGTAATACGAGACTGGTGACGGCCTGCCTTATACTCTGAAAGGATATTTTTACGATTCATTGATGAATTTTCCCCATCAAAGATAATATACATTGCTGTTGGCTGAATGGCATTTATTAGAGTCCCCAATGAACGAACAAATCCTCCTAACCCTCCTACATGAACGCCATGCTCATTTACAATATTGAGCATTGCAAAGTTTCTAAAAAATAGATTTAGACCGTCAATAAATAAAACTCTTTCATGTTGTGAGGAGGGTATCTCCGGCTCCTTATCCATATTGTTGAGGAGCTCTAATAAATCCTTATTTGCCATAATTTAACTTGGTTCTTGTTCTGTAAAAACTTGTGGTAAGGGTTCCTCGTAAACTTCCTCAATAATATCAAAATCACCTCCACCTAGAATTTTACTCCATTCTTTAGTGTGATCATCTTTATATTTTTTAAGGTCTTTTTCGTTATCCTCAATAAAACCATGGGGTGTCATAATAATTTTACCTCTAGTGGTAAGACCATTAATATGGTTTTTGTCAATCTGGAGATTAGTACGTTTAGCAAATTCAACTTGCTTTTTATCCTTAATTGCTTTAATCTTAGATGTTCCAGCATTAGCAATATTACCAAATGTAACTACAAACGTAGCATCAAACCACATAGCAAACCCACCTTTATTCATCAACTTTGGTTTACCCATAGGTGATTCTGGTTTTGCTGTCCATACTTTATTAATACAAACTAATGTATTAGTATAAGCTGAGCTTTCCTTACGTGATAATGTAATTCTTTGATTAACACTATTACCAAATTGAGTTGACATAGCACCTGCATTCCACTCATTATTGTTCTTGTTAGATCTAATAGATAGTTCACATGGAACTGAACCAATAGAATCCCAAAGGAACATTAAATCATATGGTAGGTTACCTTTCTTCTGCTCATCTAATAAGTCAAGAATAAAAGCAGCAACATCTTCGATTGTATGAATGGTTTCACGATCAGCATAAATAAAATTACCTTGGTAATCCATTAACTCACCGGTTTCTTCATCAAATATCTCTTCAATGTCTAAACCCATTTGCATAGCATGCTCCCAGTTCCATTTCATTTCTGTAATAATGAATACTGGAAGGATACCTGTCTTTTGAGCACTAACAGCAGCTTCAATAAGTGCTGTAGTTTTTCCTGTATCTGAATGGCCTCTAAGTAGACAAATATGTCCTGTAGGTATTCCAGGTACTGAAGTAACTTCTTGGAAGGCGTTACTTAGTGGGACCCACTGTTGGGGTTTAAACTTAACGTTTCCACTAAGACCTTTTTTGTCCTTAAAACTACTTAGATCAAATTTATTTTTAATCTCAGCTGATACAGCTGCGGTTAATGATTTACTTGCTTTTCTTGCCATAATTAGAAAGGCAGATCATCATTCTTACTACTATCTTCATCAAATAAACTATCAAACTTATCTAATTTAGTTTGTTTTACATTATCTGTAGAAGTGTTGATAGAATAATTAGTTTTTGGTGTTGATACTTCCTTTTCATCATCAATGATATCACCTTCTTGATGATTATCTTCTGGAGATAACCAACCTTCTAGGTTTGATTTCATTTCTTCATAAGGAACTTGCTTAAATACACCTTGTGGGTCAACTTGATTTGTTAACCAACTTTCTACTTTTGAAGCATCAGCATCTAATGATGTTTGTTTCATTGAAGGAGTAGCTACAGTACGATTGTACTTAGTACCTGTCATCTCTGGTCCTTCAGTAGTTAATTTAATATCACGACCAGCAACTACATCAGTAAAATCACCTACTTCTTCATCCATTGCCATTGATAGGAATGATGAATATAGCTCTTTACCGAACTGCCAGATCTTAACACCCTCATCTTCCATACCACGAACGATAACAGGAGCGAAGTAACGAACTTTTGGTTCGAGTTTCTTAGCCAATTTCCAGTTCTCTGGTTGGTCGGTTTGACGGAGTTTTTTAGCAAACTCTACTAGTGGATCTTTTTCTTCAAAATTAATTGGAGAGATCATTACTGGCTTTCCAATACCATAATGAAAATACAATTCACTAAATGGAGTTGATTTATTAAACTTAGAAGGAACAATACGAACTGTTTGTTTCCCTACTGATGGTTTCCAAAACAATGATTTACCATTGTTGTTGTTGTTGGAGGTTGGTTTTTGCAGAGCCTCCAGGCGCTGCTTGATTACGTCTAAATCCATGTTTATAACTTATTATTATTAATGACTAAATATACAAAACGGTTTGGGATACTCCAAATTTAATTTAATAAATATTTACTTCCTCCATCCCAAGGAATCCAAGGAATATTTTCTCTAATTCCTTTAAAATTTTGAAAATATGTTTCATTAGACATATCTTCAAAAAAAGATTGATAAGTAATTAAATACGACTCAGGAGATAATTTATCTAATACTTCTTTTCTCCATAAAAGGGGACATTCAGAAATTCCCCAAGTAGAAATAAATAGGGTATTTGGTTTATAATTTACAGGAGAAGAAGTAAAATTAACATTATATTCTGAAAGATTATATTTTTGAAATGGGATAATTTCTGGGATGTCTATTATAGTATATTCATTTTTATACCCCATGTTAAAAACAAACTTAGCAAAATCTCCACAACCTCCCCCTAGTTCTACAATATGGTCGAACTCAAGAATATTTTTCCCTGTTAATGATTGATATTTAAAATAATGATGGTTACTTTTTATATTATAGGGGTTAGTTATAATATCAAATAAAGATATTTTATGATCATTAAAACGAGAAATATCTGAAAGATAACCTTGTGGGGAATGATACATTGAAAATTTCCAAGTTTCTAAATCATTGCCTCTTAAAGAATTAAAAATCTCTTCAGCATAATTTAAATATTCTTTATAAAAAATAACTTCATATAGAGGTATACGAACAACAGAATCCCACCCTCTAAATGAACTTAGGTTTTTAAAAAAATTATGTTGGGATTTTAGGTAGTTTACTGCTTGTTCCCATTCAGAATGGAGATGTAACATTTACAGTTCAATGATTTTATGAATTTTTGTTTTTAGTTCTTTAAGCTCATTTTGTTGAGTTAATAGAATTGTATTACGATAGTGTTGCCAGTCTACTCTAAAACGAGAATCTACTACACCCCCATTTAAACGCTTGATCAACTCATTGAGGGCGTTTATAGTATATAGAGTATTACTATCTTTTTTACGGTGAACTAAAATTGTATTTTCTGGAATAGAAGATACGTTGCCTTGGTCAACATTATAAGTAACAACATACTCGTTATTACTTTTTATGTGAAGTACAAACATTTTGTTGTACATGATTGTATACTGAGATTGCAGGTCACTTACTAATCTATCAAGATTTTCAAGGCTGGTAAATGTGCAAAATAACTTATTATTCAAATCTATAATATTTTGGGGTGACTGTGTGTCTGGCCCATAAATATAGTCATATTTAGGCAAAATCGTAGTTGATTCCATTTTTTTCTTTTATTTGTAACTTTAATTTATAAAAAACTTCTTTAATTTGCTCTAATACATCTAATTCACTCTTATCTACATCAAGTAAAAATGAATCATATGTGTAAAGAACCAATTTGGTATTTCTACCTTTTAATAGCTTAAATATACGATATAATATTTCAACATTCAAGCTCGTTTCCATATTTTGTAAAATATAATTAAATAATTTTTGTGGGTTCATGTTCTCTAAAACATCACGTTTGTATTCGTAATTAGAGATAGGGCAAGTGATAACGCCTTCTGCTTGAAAAGTCTCCCAGGTCGTACGTATATACTCACTTGTAGCTTTAAAAAATGGAAGGTCTTTATAATTATCAAATACTCCTCCGTATAATTGTTTAAATGTTAATTCCTTGGCCTTCGCATAATCCACATTATACATCTTAGCAAAATTTTCGTGTATATCTCCTTCACCAAAATTATAATCCACAAGCTTAGCACTAAGGGTAGGGTGATAAGCAGAAATATCAAATTCAAAAAAGACATCATTACGCGGTATAAAACTTTTCCTACACCCATTATCTTTTGGGAGAGCAGCATAATTAACACCATTAAACTTGTTTGAAGGCCTGGTAGTAAGTGTTTTAAAGTTGTATTGTGTGTAAACAAATTCGTCTTCAATTTCGTGAAAGTGTTTTTCAAATTCATTCTTATCTATTTTTATTCCGTTACGTTCTATTGCATTAAATACTAACGTAGCTCGGTCATTATAAAACGGATTTACCGCGGTATTAATGCGGTGCTCTAAATCATCATATGCTTGCTCACAAACTTCATAATGCTTAGTAATCGGCACGAGTTGATTTACTGTTAATAGATCCGGAAATCTCCTATATAATGTAGAATGAGCTGTTGTTTGTGGAAGTATATACGGAGGAGATCCCAATGTTATATCTACAAGCTGTTTTAATATTGTGTAATGGATGAATTCTTTCTTATCTCTAACGTATATTGTTTTTAACCCTTTTAACCATAAATAAATCTCATCCTCAAATATGTTTTCACATTCGGGGTGAGAAGTAGGTATAATGTATCCCTTATGACCTTGAATAGGTCTTACATAAAAGCCAATAATAGAGTTTTGAGATGGATGTTGGTAAGGATTATTTGGGATAACCTCTACAAACGCTTCTTTAAAACCACTATTTTTTAAAACCTCGAATTGTTCTTTATTTTCTATTAACCAAAACACTTAATACTATCTTATTTATAGTATTGAATATAATTAAATTTTAAATAGGCTCCAAGCCCAAATGCTTTAAATTGTTGTTGTTTTAATTCTATTATATTTTTATTAACTTCAAATACTTTATCTTTATCTCCTGTTAGTTTCCAAGGTAAAGAAAAACCAATATATAAGGTATTTTTAAAAGGAGCATTAGTTTCATAGTAAGCTTCTTCATTTGATTTTTTAGAAAAGTATCTTGTAAATTCCCCTGTTTCATAATCTTCAATAGAAGGAGAAGGAAAGAATGTAATTGGGGTGGAAGAAATACCTTGATTGTATTGGACTTTTTTTAAAGTACTATAATCTTGGTTTTCAGGATAAAATCTAGGATCTTCAGGGTTGTTATCTTCAAAAGATTCTGGGGTTTGTGCCGTTGGGACTGAATTTAGATTAATTAGTTCTAGATTAGATCCATCCCCTGGGTTATTGCCTGTAAAGAATTTATTGTCAAAAGTACTAAAATATTGCCCTGTATAAGGGGCTAGAGTATCCTTATACGCTAATTCTCCATTAGAATATAAATTTGGGGTTATATGTGATTTTGGATAATAAATCATTATTTAGCGTATACTACTTTACCTGTTGTTTCTGATGTTTTTATATTTCTTCTCCCTATGGCAAGAGCAGCATTTTTAGTAAGGGTAGGGACTGTTCCTTTAGTACCACTTTGGAAAATATTATTACCTTTTATAGGGGCATCCACTCTAATATTTTCGCCGGGTTTACCCCAAAATTCCCAATGCCATGATTCATCTACTCCTTTACCATCTCTTAATCTTAATGGGTTATACCAACCAAATTTAGGGGCATGTTCAGCCCAAAATTTATAAGCTTCTGAGGTGGTTCTAAAGGTTTGATTAATTGTAGGGTTACTAGTAAGCTTTTTATCACCGTCTCTAGCTATTAACCCATTAATATCAATAGCACCACCCCATCCATGAGGACTACTCCCGGCGCTTGCGGTTTTAGCTGAGTTATCATTGGTTTTTAATCCATTTTGATGACTATAACTTCTATAAGCTGATGTTATTAGGAAAGGGCTTTTACCTTTACTAAGCCATGCTTCTTCTATAAATTTACCAAATTCTAAAAGAGCTTCTGCAGCGGGTTCTGCTAAATAATAATTCCCATCATAATAAGTTTTATTACTGGTTTGGTTTAATAATTTAAAAGCGGATGTTGATGCTGCTTCAATACCAGTTGCCGTAGTAGCATTTCTTAAAACAAAACTAACATTAGCTGTAGTATTTCCTGAAATTTTTCCTATAGATATTAAAGCAGACTTTTCAAAATTTTCACCAAGCTTTTTCTTAACATCGGGTTCGTTTAAATTACCATTAGTAGATAAAATTTCTCTAGACCCGTTATCATAGGTTACAGTTTGAGCTAACATATTTGCTAAAGTACTATTATTATAGCTGTAGAATCCTACTAAGTCATCAAACCCTGTGGTTATAGGAGGTAATGAGTTTAATATGGCTTCTAAGTCTAAATCTAATTTATCAAATAATTTAGGAACAGACATTGTGCCTATTTTAGTATGCCATTTATTATTTACTATACTATGATCTAATTTAGTTATAATAAAATCTAAAGTATCTCCATAATTAGCAGGTAAAAATCTACTATCTATTTTTAATTTATCAAATATTCTAATACCAGAAAGTCCATCTAAAGTTAAATTAAACCCAACAGGGACAAAGCCTATAAAAGGTGTTGGGGCTTTTTTTCCTATTGCCTCTAAAGCATAGTATTTTTGAAAGAAGGATTTTTGTGTTTCTATAAATCCTGAAAGAGAGGTAGACTTACTACTTAATGGAGTAATATTACAATTAGGAAAACCATATCCAATAGCATTTTCAACAATATCTACAAATGAAAATCCTACTAAAACATTATCAGCTTCCTCAGTATTAACAGCAAAATCTGAAGAGTTTGCGAATGAATTAAAATAGTCTCTATAAGCAGAAATTAATCTTAAATATCCAGTAGTAACTTCATCTGATTTTTTTACTTTTTGGTCAATATCTAATTTTTGAGGTAATATTCTATCTACTAATCCAACATTCCATTTACTAAATAATGTAGCATCTTCACCTACAGCTTGACCATTAGCTTGGGCTCCTACAGATATCATATTACCTAATTTATTAGTAATTTCTGTTTTAAATTGATATTCTGTAATAAAACTACCATCTCTATTACCATCAGTTTCTTCACCAAAACCATATACTACTAAAGAAGGCTCTTCTTCACTAGCTGCTCTTAATTTTTCTACTTCAAAAGGAGAAACTTCATCGTAAAATTCAACTACTTGTATAAGTTTAGGATCTTCATAAGTCCCAAAATTTTTATCTACTAATCTAAGATTAAATTTATTTACCCCACCTAATAAAATATTAGCTTCATTAAGTAAGGATTTTAAAAATTTATATAAGTTTAAGGATCCAGTTTCACTATCAAGACTTGAATTAATTATATTTTCTATAAATTCTTGAGAAAAATAAAGATTCATGATGTTGCATACATCTACACCTTCTACTATATCATGAAATTGTTCAATAGTATTAGGATCATCATTAAAAATTTCTATTTCAGTACCTAAATAATCTCCTATATATCTAACTATTAATTTACTAGGGTCACTAGAGAGGCTTTTATTATTACTAAACCCATATTGGTTAATAGATGTATCTAATTTAAAAAGAACGGGTTCACCTTCTTCATCAGTACCATACAGAAGAAATTGTTGATTCAAAAGACTAAGTAAACTACCAAATCTAAGATATTTTACAAAGTGGGTAGATCCAAAAAGAGCAGCACAAGCATCTATTGTTGTTGATGCTTCATTAATCTGTTCATCAGTAACATAAACTCCAGCAGTTTTAAAATATCTAAGTACTATTTGTTCGCTTTTTGTTGATTTAAAACTATAAGTAGTTTCTGTTTCAGCAAAAAAATAAGAAAATAACATATTAGCAGGTACTGAACCTGCGATGGTGTGTAAAACGAATGGAGGAAATGATGTAGGATTTGAGTCAATATTCTCTCTAAGAGGATCAACAAGTTGATTTATTAGATTTAATAAAACATTTTCTTTTTGATCTTTTTTTTGCGCTATGTTTTGGTTTTTAGTAAAAAGTCCAGAGTCTTGAACTATATTTACTTTTAAACTTTCAACTACACTACCTATAGTGATTAACTTTAAAGAAATTAAATAATATCCCTCTTTAGTAAATTCCCAAGAAAAATTTGTAACTTTACCTAAAAAACCATCATAGTTACCTTGAGATAATTTTCTATTTTTTTCTATTTCAGTATAGAAAAATTGGGTTCCTTGAGAATTTTGAGGTGGATTATTTAAGAATTTATTAGATAAACTAAAATTTGATTTTTCATATACTGTTGAAGAAGTTTCTGTATCTATTGTAGGATAAGAGGAATTACCCCATTCTAGGAACATAGTATATCCTAATCTTAGATATAAAGCTTCAATATATTCAAATTGTTTAGTACTATTTGCTCTAATTTGAAGATTAGCAAAACGTAAACTACCCTTATTAGTAGTTTCACTAGTAAATGATGTAATACCCGACATAGCTTGAGCTCCAAACTTACCGAAACCATAATTTGAGGTATTATTAGGTAATAAAGAATCAGTTTTAGAGACTCCAAATTTTTGAGAACCATCTTCATTTAAAACTCCACCTTGGAGTACCATTTGGGATGATAATTCATTACCACTATATTCTGGGATTTCTAGGAGTTTAGATCTGAATTCAGCTCCACCATTAGGTACAGTCTGCCATTCGCTACTACCTGTATTATACACTGCTATATTTTGATCAGATATGTCAACTCCAGATGTAAGTTTTACCCAAGAAGTTTTTCCGTTCATCCAAGCTATATCCGAAGAAGTTCTAGATTTTTTTCCTAAAATTTCTTGACGTAATTTTATTTGATCTTGAACATACTTTAAATGAGGTTTTCCAATGATATTAGAATCCATAAAACTTATTGATTTAAATTATTGTACGCTAATAATATTGAATCTAAATTACCAGGAATTCTTATTTGAACTCCTACTGGGGGTGAAATTGAATTTTGTGGGTATTCAGCATTTGCTGAAGATATAACCCACCATAATGAAGAATCATTAAAATAATTAGATGCTAACACGTCATATCTATCACCCTCAGTAGTAATAACATATATATCGTTATCAGTACGAGGGATTTCAGGGTACTTGGTTGTTGTATACATCCTAGTACCTTCTAAATCACGAGTTATTTTTATATTTCTGTAACGATTCATTTATTATGGGAGTTGGGGAGGTTGTCTTAATATAGGAGGGGTTGTATTTGTTAAATTTTTTCTAGGAACAACAATTGCTTCCTCTGCTTCTACTATGTAATGGTCATCTGCTCTAAATAAATTGGATGGAGTTGTATCATATAAACTATTGCTTCCTAAATTGTCCTCTAATGATATGAATCTTTGTTTAATATTCCCAGCTCCATTTATATCTTTTACTTTTTCTGGGAGGAATTTAAATATAGGTTTAAACTCCATAGAAACATCTATTCTATGAGGTAATTCTTTAACTTCTGGGTTTCTAAAAGTAATACCACCTTCAGCTTCAATATCTTTACTGTTTGAAGGAATTCCAATTTCCCAAGGGGTATCATTAGGAATTGTATATGTTAATGAAGTAATTATACCTGGGGTTTCATAAAAATAACCACCTAAAGTAAGTTGGTGAATACTACCTCTCATATAACCTTCTGTAGAATAATCA